ACTTCGTCGTCGTCATGACTTAGCTCCCTGTCACTTCATGCCCGTAAATCCAGCGCCAGTCATCCACACCGAACGAGTAATGCAGCTTCATCTCGACGGTGTAGTCGGTGGTCGATTCGTCCACCACCATCACCTGGAGGCTCTCGCGTTCGTACCAGTTCACGACCTGACGCCGCCACGTCCCATCAACCATGAACCAGTTATTCGTGTCGCTCAGCCGCGCCCACGGGATAACCCGGAAACGTGCCGCCTGCGGATTGATCGCATTGTTGCCGGACGTTGGATCAAGCACTGACCGGGTGATCTCAAGCGCGGTATCTTCCAGTTCCGGCGGAACCCAAAGCTCATTCGGCATCAGCCCAAGCTCGTTCCCCTTGTCGTCCTTGAACCGCATCATCGCGATCCGCGTTTCCGCGACGCTCGCCTTGCTCAACGCCGAAGTGCCTTTGTTGGAAAAGGTACCCGCGCTTTTGTGCCGGCTGCGGGGATGATCCGTTGCGCACAGCGCCTTCCCATCGCTCCACAACACGCCGCTGAAAGCGTTGTTCAGCAGCGAAGCGGCGTCGATCTCCTGCTTGATCTCCGCGCTCAGTCCCGCCCGCTGCACCAGCGTCTGCAAAAACCCATACTGATCGTTCATCAGCAGGCGCTTCTCGATCCGCAGTTGCACCGGATATTCCACGTGCGTGTAGACCTGCGTATAGAGCTGATCAAATTCAAGTTGTCCCTTGTTGCCGGACTGTTTGTACACATCCCAGGCGTCTGGGCTGATGCCTCCCATGCCTGTCCCGCGCTCGCTGGACAGACCCGACACACGAACCGTGAAAAGCTGCGCACGCAGACTCGGAACCTGCGTGCGCCCTATATCAAAGTGATGATAGATGGTTGGGAGCAGCAGCGAGTCAAATTGCGATTGAACCAGCATGTTATCCTCCTGCTACACCAGCGGATGCGCGGCGACGGACAGTTTAACCAGCGTCCGCTCGTCAGCAGCCGAATTTGCCACAACGACAAAATTACCGTTGCTCGACGTGGTGACGCCTTGCGCCCCCGCCGAACCCGTCAGGTCGAGCAGCGTCCCGATGTTGCGCGCGTTCGCGTCATACACCGAATACACCGCGTCGAAATCGACGATCACCTGCATCTCGGTCGTGTCAGCCTCCCCTGCTTGGGTCTGAAGCGCAATCCCGATGATCGCCGTGTCACCAGTCACCGCCAGATCGATTTTCCCGGACTCCATGTTCACCATGTCGCCCTTATAGATCGTCTCCGTGTCTTTGAACTTGAACGTCTGAATCGTCGGCGGCGCGCCGCACTGACGACCTTCAAACTTGAATCCCGCTGTCGTGTCCACGACTGCCATGATTTACCTCACTGATTGCTGCGCAGTTTGGCAAGCTGCTGAGCAAACTGTTCATCAGTCATGTTCATTCGCCGCGCCATCGTGCGCTGTTCATCGGTCAAAGTGGTTCTCGAACTTCCGCCCGCTCCCGCGCCACCATCCAGGTTCGGCGCGACCGGCTTCAGCAGCTTCTCCAGGTTGGCATCCAGCCATGCCGCCAGCTTCTCAGGCGCATAATCAACCGGAACAATCGCCTGCATATCTTCAGGCAATCGCTTCATTCGCTGTGTATTGCTCTCGCGCAGCGTCGCTTCCAGCGCCTCTGCACGCTGCTGATAAGGCATCAGTTTTTGTAACTCAACCTCGCGCTTCTCAGCCAGTTCCTTCCACCTGCCTTCTTCCGCCAGCCGCGCCTGCTCCCTTTTCGCCATTTCCTCTTCCAGCTTTTTTAGTGCGACCCGTCGCTCTGCCGCTTCGTGGCGCAGCGCCGCAATATATCGCTGCGTCGCTTCCGGCAGGCTGCTCATGTCAACTTCAGCCGTGTTTGGCGCGTCTGTTGTCTTGTTCTGGGCGTCTTGCCCCATCTTGTTTTCTTCCGACATCGAGTCTCCTCCTAACCTAGTGTTTATCACTTAACCTTGCATAACGCGCATTCTATCGCCTTCGCGACAGAACCCGTTTCACCGACGCCTGCCGCACCATCTCGCCAAAAACCGGGTCGCGGTATTGCTGCACAAAATCCGCCAGCCGCGCCCGTTTCTGCTTCAGCAGTTCAAAAATAGTGTCCCCCGCGATCTGCCGCTGCCGAGCTTCCGGCTGTTGGTTGTACCACGCTTCGCCATCGGGGACATTCCGCTCAAAACCACCTCGCAGCACCGAGATTGACGTGCAGCGCCCCTGATGATGATCGTTCACCCGCTCATTCAAAGACAGCCGCGTCCCATGCAGCGCGATGCACGCCAGACACGTCCGGTTGTCCAGCACCGCGATCCGCACCTGATACGCCAGGATGTCCGCGTTTGCAACCCGATGCAGCACCGCCGCATCCCGATAACTGGTTAGCTGTACCGTGCGCATCAGGTTTTGCGCCCGCGCCAACGTCATCGACGGCAGCAGCTCCCGTATCGCGCGCGCCGTCCGCAGCGGCGACCACCCCTCCACAATCCCGCGTACTGCCTGGTTTGCGATAGCGTCCAGCACCGCGCCCGGATACCGCTCCATCTCATCTCGCCACGCGCTCGACCGCACATAGCCCACCAGCGCCCGAACCGCTTCAGGATCGGGTACATTCCAGCTTGCGCCGATTTCCGCCAGCACCCGATCCCCGCGTCCAAACAGCGCCAGTTGCCGCGTCAGCTCGCCCGACCGATTGATCGCGTCCCGCTGCAAGTCCTCACTCGCTGCGTCGATCCGCGCCGCATTCCGCCGCAGCGCTGGCTCAAGATCAGCCAGCAGCGCCCGCAGCACCGGATTGTCCGGGCGCAGCCGCTCGCCCGCCTCCGCCAGTCTTGCCGCTTCGGTTTCCAGCTCCGCCAGCCGCTGCCTGATCAAAGGGCTGTCCACCGACTCCGCCAGCGCCGCCAGCGTGCTGCGCGTCGCCTGCGCATACCCGCGATCAAGCAGCTCCCGCACCAGGTTGCCGATCCGGTTGCTGCCGGGCGAGCTTGGAGACTGACTCACCCCACTGCCCCCGTCTCATCATCTGCCAGCGCAAACCCCTGATCAATGTCGATAATTTCCTCTCGCCCCTCGCCGGCTGCGAATATCGACACCTTGAAGCCATGCCCCGTTTCGGTGATAGTGATCCGATCCAGCAGATGCATTTCTTTCCCGTTCTCGACGATTACGATCAGCGCCCGCTCCAGCGCCGCCACAATCGCCTCGCGCATCAGCGCGTTCAGCGTTTTTTGCGTCATGATTACGCCGTCAGAACCGTCGGACCGCGCGTGATCTTCATCACCGCTTTGGTCGTCGATTTTGCGATGAAAAGAATGACCGGATACATCGCCGCCGCCAGATCGCCCACCGGCGCAATCGCGCCCGCCGTCGCGCTCAACACATACACGCCGTCTGCGCCCGCAGCGCTCAAATCCAGCGTGCCGCCCGGTGTGAAGTCGTCATCTTCATACACATAGGTCAGCGGCTGCCCATCCGCCGCGCCGTGCAGCGCGATCCCAACCACGTTCGACGCCGCTGCGCTCGCGTCCGCGTCGGCGAGAAACAGCTTTGCCACCCCGCCCGACACCGACTCATAAACAACCTGTCCTGCGGTGATCGTCGTGCCGGCGACGCCCGTTCGCGTTTTTGCGTTCGCCCCTTTCAGCACGTTGCCCGCCGTGATGCTCAGATTTGCCATGTCAAAATCTCCTCTAAATGCAAAAGCGATAGCCTAACGCTACCGCTTTCGGTCATCACTAACGCGCCGTCGCAGGCGCTAGAAAGCACTTTATTGCACCCGTGGCAGGATCGTGATCTCCGAATTGACCAGCGTCACTTCGTTGCCTGGGTCTGAATCCCACGCCGCTGCAATCTGGTAGTCATACACGCCAGGCAGCCACGCGGCGGTATCATCGCTGTCCAGCGTCATCGTGAGCCGCGTCGCGGTGGCTGCCACAACCGCGTAGCTGTGCAGCGTCCCACCCTGCCGCATCCGAAATGTGATGCTTGTCGCCGTATCAATCGGACGATCCGCGAAGCTCGCGCTCGTCCACTCAAACAGATTATCGCGCGCCGCGTTGTACGCATCACCGATGATTGCGGTCAGCCGTGCGTCCTGATCAACGTTGCTCACCACAGTCACCAGCCCCGCGCTCGTCAGTGTCCGCGTCGTGTACGTCCACACCTGCGCGGCGGTCAGGCTGCCGCCGCCGCCACCTGTTGATACGATAATATCTTCAGCGAAAACCTGCGCATCGGCGTTGGCGTCGGTCGTTTCAAACACAACCAGATGCGTGCCGGTGGTGCTGGACGAAAAGTCGTAGTCATACACCGGCACATTCCCCGCGCCGTTTCGCA